TAGTCAAGGATCAAATCACGAATGATGAAGAAAAGTCAGTTCGATTGTTTTATGCCAAAATTTATGGTAAACTGCTTGGTATGAAAACTGCTCTTAATACATGAGAGACCGTATAGTATTCATTCTTCCGTTTATTCAGGTAGTTATTGCAGTGGTGACATTGTATAGATTACCTGAACCACCACCACAGTATCATTGTCAAATTGCACAGGATACTTATGGGCAACAATATAACTTTTTCATTTGTAATCCAAAATGATGACACAAACTGAAAAACTAGCATTTATTGGATCTTTCATTTGGTTTTTGCACTGGGGAACATGTCTATCATTGAAACTTCTGGAGATGGGTATATCCCAAACCTCTGTGAAAATGTTGCTGCCTGGTTTGTGAATCAGTTCATCGAAGATGAAATCTGTCTGGAGATTGAGCATGTAGCACTTGATCATCATTTGACATTTGGGTATTGTACCGTGATGGATGATTATCACAAACCACGACACTTCTTGATTGAACTGAAACCGTTTATGTCGGAGAAAAAGTATATACAAACACTTTTTCATGAATTGACTCACATGCGACAGTGGATAGAGGGTCGTCTCACCTGGGATGGTCAAAAATCTTATTTTTGTCAAGAATGCACCGAAGATTATGAGTATTGGGATCAACCACATGAAATTGAAGCACGAAATGAAGAACGAAGACTCTATGATTTGTATTTGAGTGATAAAGAGAGTGTGCCAGTTGAATAACTGTCTACTCATCTTCTTTCAAGCGCCTTCGGTGCTTTATAATTACCTTGTAAGCAATCCAATCCAATGCCAATGCCAATGTCTATCTACAAAACCTATTGGTGTTTTCCAAATCAAAAAAAACCATCTCCATCAAAAAAATGAATCAAATTAAATTATATGGTTTGCCATTTATGATTATCATACTTGGTTTAATCAGTTATTTAAATTGGTTAGCAGATCAAAGTGAAGAAAAGTTTTTAATTGATCAAGAGCAAAAACATCAAAAACTATGTTCTATTCTTTCACAACCTCCCACTGATTGTTCATTCAAAGGTAATTAAATTTCATGACACTCACTTCAAACCAACTACAGTTTTTCAAGGAAAACTTTGCTTCTGTCATTGTTGATGAAATGGAGTATGATGATATTGTTGAATATGCAATTTTAAAGATGGCGGAAGAGATGAAAGAAATGACAGAAGAAGAAGTTTATGATAATATTGTAGAAACATTTGATAAAGAGACTGCAACTGATCAGTATCGAATTGCAAAACTTTATGACACGAAGAATTGATTATTTCTTTCTCTTGTTGTTTTTTGTATTCGGAGCGAACATGGTATTCTTTGCCATTCGTTCCGAAGATTATGAAGATCGTTTACAGCGTGTCTGTATCACACTTCCACCAAACACTCATCTTGATTGCTTAACAAATCAATGACTCAAAAACCGTATGAAATAACAATTTGCCTTTCCTCTGCAGAGATTGGAATAATTATTTCTTCACTTCAAACACTTTCTCTTTCTGAAGAAAAGCAACTTTCCAGACAATTTGGATCAGTTCCAACTCTTTATAATAAGTTGCATTCAATTTGGGATGAAATGGATCATTCTGAACTGGAGATGACTTATGATTACACAGATTCTTCTTATTAACAATGAATCAACAAGTAAAATTAGTCTCAGCAATTCAACATCTTGATAAGATCGTTGAATTGATAGAAGACAATGAGAGTTATGATTACATTGCTTTTCATTTGTCATCTGTTCGTTCCGATCTGAATTGTCAATTGACAACTCTTGCAAAATCAAATAAAATTGAGGAGTAATTAAAAACATTCATGAAATATCTGTATATTGTTGACTACTGGGTTCCCTTTCCTGCTTCTGAATATGGTGGTTTGATCAATCTCATTGCTGAAAATGATACTGAAGCATTTGAAATCCTGGCGGAAGAAGAAAGCATAAATTCTTATACTGATCAATATAATTCTCTTATCATGGAGAAAGTGATTCAAGCACAAAAATTTGAACTTGTTAATGATTACGAATCAGGCGTTTTGGAGGCGTTCACCACATGACAAATGCGCAAAATAAAAGATATAGACTCCTTGAAAGATCCACTCAAGGATGGACTCTTATCAATGAACAAGCAGTTAATCTTACAAGAGAAGAATGTGATCAACTCATTCAACATTATCTCTCTTTGGGTTATAGTCCCAGAAGTTTAACTGCTGTTGTAGATAATCAAGGAGAATAAGATTTATGGGATGGAAACCAACAGTTCATTTGTTTTTTAATCTTGAAGAAGGAAAGACTTATCGTATTGAACATCATGCTCCTGCACTTGAAGGAAGTAATGAAACATGGCAATGTCTTTATGATGATGAAAGAAATTTAACTACTGATCAATGTAGAGATAAACTTCAATCATATCTTGATGTTGGTGTTAGTGATGACTTACTCCGAATTATTGAAGAATCTGAATCCTGATGAATTCCTACACTCCACAAATTGATCATTATGTCAAACACAAACATATGGAGGGTTGGATATACTTTGTTGATACACAGTATCTAACTCTTGAGATTATGGTAAGAGAAAAGAGTGAAGAGAGTTTCAATGATGCAAAGTTTCATCGGAATGAAAGATGTTTGGTTGTAGTCTATCCAGAGGATTGGAAACACCTGGAATACGTTAAAAAACGATAAAATAGGTTAATTTTATATTAAAAAAGGTTTTTTAAATATGTTTTAGTGTTTTGTTTCGTTTTCCACAACCCTGTGGAAAAGTATTATAATGGTGTGGAAAACCTCTATTATCCTGTGGAAAAGTATCTTTTAATACTCATAAAGACTCTATAAAACCTTCTGAAACCTCCTGATCTTATACTTTATATCTTATGAAAAGGTGCCTCCCTGATGCAAGTTTAGCGAGCGTATCATAAGACGCGCAGTTTGTCAAGCGCCGCGCCGCGAAAAATCATGAGATCCACACATTTTCTCGACGAGACTTATAAATAATGGTTATGGATCTCGACGAGACTCACACTTGACTTCTCGTCGAGATTACTCTATACTCATAAGGTAAACACACATCTCGACGAGACTCTCATGTTCTACGACGATTACGATCTCGACTATACACAATCATATGATCATTCATATGATCTCGACGAGATGTGTGAGCATTCATCATATAATATGCAAGATACACATGATCTCGATGAAGATTATGCGCGAGATTCATACGATTACAATGAACTTGCATATCGACATTATGCGTGATACACTAGAATCAATTAAACTCTAGACTCATGATCGCACAAAAGCGCCTGGTAAGTATCACTCTTGATGTAGAGTGTTATGATGACTTTCCAATCGAAGATTTGGATTGGAAAGAAATCTTAGGTCTTGAAGGTGATGAGCATGTTGATGTTAGCATAAAAGATTACTCAGAAATCTTCTGAGTAGACAGTTCTCAAAGTGTCCACTACGGTGCCACAAAAAAAAGTGTCCACCGTAGTGGACACTTTGAGAACTGTCTTTTTATTTTTGGACAGGTTCAGTGACGATGTAATTACGTCGTCGGTGGTACCCCCCACCTCGTCTGATTTCCTATAAGATAGCAAACCCTGACCCTGATGCCACCCCTAGTGTGCCAGTTTGCCAACTGGTCAGGAGTGGTTGACCTGCGCCGGAATCCGGGGCATTATGGGTTCACAACCGAGGGAGACACCCCGATGCCCACCACCACTCTTGATCTGCCAGCAATCCGCGAGTTTATCCAGGAGCATCCCGGATGCGACTGGGAGGATGCCTGCGACTGGTTTGAGCAGGTATCAGGCGCACAGGTGCCCGAATCCCAGTGGAGCACCATTGAGGAGGTCTGGCAGGAGGAATCCCAGAACTGGGAACCGACCGATGATGAGATGATGAGCGCCTTTGGCACTCCATGGCATGACGGTCTCTGATTAGTAACGCTAATCAATCGGGAGGTTGCGAAACCTCCCTTCCATGCTCTACAATTCTCTCAAACGAACCAATCCGATGACCATCACCGAGCGCAATCAGAGACTCTATGATCTCCGAAAGGATCTTAACGCTGCCCGCGCCAAGGTCGCGCTGATTGAGCAGCAGATCGCCCGTGTTAATCAACAGTATCGGGATGATCAGATTGGTGATTTGTTCCTGGCAATGTTCAGTTCCTGAACCGTCTACTGGGGAGGTTGCCAAACCTCCCTCCATGGTCTACAATAAGATCACAAGCGGGGGTGATGCATCCCGCTCAAAACACATCACATTCCATCGCTTTTTTCATCATGCAATTCGCAATCTCCAACAGCACCGCTATCGAAAACATCGCTGTCGACGATAACACCGCCACCATCACCTTCACTGGTGGTCGTGCTTATGATTACACCGTGAACGATGTTACTGCTTTCGTGACCGCCCTGAGCGACATCATGAGCAAGCAGGAATCAGTTGGTCGCTTTGTGAACAAGTCTATCAAGAACGAAACCCTTCAGAAGGTTGCCGCCTGATCTAGTCTAGAAGTCTAGACGAGTGTGCCAGTTCTCATGCTGGCACACTCAATCTCGACGAGATTATCTTATCAACTATAATTATCTCGTCGAGACACACACATCATGCACACAATTAAAGTCAAACCAATCTCGTCAAAAGCAAAGAATCGTTTCTCGAATCTTATGAACAAAAACGAGAATTGTGTTATTGAACAGGTGAAAGATGGTATGATGTTTCTTGCATCACAAAACAAGAGAAATCATTTCTGGGTTAAAATTAACAATGATCCGCATTGGGTGTTGCAATAATAAAATAATAATAAAAATAATAATAAAATAATAATAATAAAATAATAATAAAATAATAATAACAAATTATTACATAGTGGGTTGACATTACTATAGGATCCTGGTGGTGCAGGATCCTGTTTTCGTAATAATTTGTTATTATTATTTTATGGCAGGGTGAGTTACGACCTGGTTCGTCTACAGGGATACCCCTCCCCTCGTCTGATTTCCCATAGGATAGCAAACCCTGACCCATAAACCGCCGCATTGTGCCAGTTTTTGAACCGGCACAATGCCCGGTGCCATGGCGCCAAATCCACGGTTACAGTGAGCGCATCGCAATCAACCCACACCAAACCATGCGAGTCGCTTTCAACCCTGCCAGCAGCAACGCCCAACTGGGTTCGATCCCTGCCAGCACGACAGAGCAGGCATCCTGTCCCGCCACCTGTCCCCTTAAAGATGTTTGCTATGCCAAGTTTCACTTCCAAGGTGCGAACTGGCGCAAGGTGTCAGAACGCGGCATGGAGTGGGGAGAGTTTCTTTCTAAAGTTAAGAGAATCGCTCCCGGTGCTTTATGGCGTCACAACGTATCTGGTGATCTGCCCCATGATGGCAACGGTAACATCGACGCCGATAAAGTTGCGGAACTTACTAATGCTAACCGTCGCCGTCGTGGTTACACTTACACTCACCACATCTTGAGTGATGCAAACCTCCAAATTATCAAGCAAGCAAATGCTAACGGTTTCACTATTTCCGCATCCTGTGAGTCTGTGGATGTGGCGGATTCTGTTATGACGGAGCATGGGATTCCCGCCGTTGCTGTTATCAACTCCGAAGAATCCCGTAGATTCTTCACAACAACTAACGGTCGCAAAGTTGTAGTTTGCCCTGCTAAAATCCACGATAACGTTACATGTGCAACTTGCGGATTGTGTCAGAAACCCGACCGCGCAGTTATTGTTGCGTTTCCTGCCCATGGCACAGCGAAAAAGAAAACTAACGCGATTGTGTCGAATCATTAAGATTTTATATAAGGGGCGCTAGGTCGCCCCTTACCTTCTATACTTAGAGAGTCAACCGCACCGACACCCCATGACCGCCACCGTCTCCCTTGCATTTCCCATCGTTGCCGACAGCAACGGCACTATTTCCTCTCATGACGCCTGCATCCACGTTTGGCAATACGTTTGGCAGCGCACAGGGTCTGCTGATATGTCTGCTGACATTATGGTCGCCTTTACCTTAGGCGAGTGGAACGACACCTTGTTAAATCATAAGCGCATTGATTTGGGCGAATTAAACGCCTGGATCGATAATGTTCTGTCTCTCTGATTTAACAATGGCGCCCATAATGGGCGCCTCAATTTAACTCTTTGTTTTTCCCCCAATGTACAACTACAACGACGGTCGGAATTTTGCCGCAGTTATGTGCAACCCTAACGGCAAGGGTTACATTGTGACAGCAACTAATGTTGCCAAAGGTGAGACAATTGAGGTCTCAAATGTAATCCAAACCATCGAAGAAGCGCATAATCGTGCCCAACGATTCGCTGGTTACAGTGTCACTAAACCGATGGATTATGATGCGCTTGATCAACATTTATCGGAGCGATTAGGGTTTTAAAGTAACACTAACCGTGCGGGGGTTAAGTAACACTAACCCCCCCCTACGTTCGTTGACAGCAGTTCCCGCGATTGCCGCGTCGCCGCCGCCGTATTAAAAGCACCTAACTTCCCTAGTCTACAAAGTGTTACGAACGCCCTCTAAATATAACTCTCATATAAAAATTTTTTTTCGCTATATAAAAACAAGGTAAGGTTTTATGGAGATGCAAAAAAATTCCGGCAAAAATTTTTCGACTGTAGAGGTCGATCCAGTAACTGGGGATTATATAATAATAATTCCAGAATTTATGATTAACGATCTTGGATGGTATGAAGATACTGAATTAGAATGTATTGTTGAGGGTGATGAGATTATTCTTTCAGAGATAAGAGAGTAATCTTGACATCTTATACATAATCACGTATGATACTGAAGTAACATTTTTCTATTATGGCAAAAGGATTTACTGTAAAAGCAGCGGCGCCTATTTCGTCTTCTGCGCCCAAAGAATTGGAGTGGGATTATGATAAAGCAAAAGAAATTGTGAAGGGGAAATCGATTGTATTTTGTCTTCCAGGTCGCGGAGTTTCTTATACTTATTTGAAGAACTTTGTTCAACTTTGTTTTGATCTTGTGCAAAACGGGGCAAGCATCCAGATTTCGCAGGATTATTCCTCCATGGTTAACTTTGCAAGGTGCAAGTGTCTTGGAGCAAATGTACTGCGAGGACCGGATCAAATTCCCTGGGATGGTCGATTGAAATATGATTGGCAATTATGGATTGACTCTGACATTGTTTTTAATACTGAAAAGTTTTGGCAATTGGTTTTAATGGATAAGGATATTGCAGCTGGTTGGTATTGCACTGAGGATGGTCGCACCACATCAGTTGCTCATTGGTTGGAGGAGGATGACTTCCGGAACAATGGGGGTGTGATGAATCACGAAACTATTGAAAGTATTTCAAAGCGCAAAAAGCCTTTTACTGTAGATTACACTGGTTTTGGGTGGTTATTGATCAAGCATGGTGTATTTGAGAATGAGGGTATGAAGTATCCTTGGTTTGCTCCTAAGATGCAAGTTTTCGAGTCTGGAGAGGTTCAAGATATGTGTGGAGAGGATGTATCATTCTGTCTTGATGCAATCGAAGCAGGATATGAGATTTGGTGTGATCCTCGCATTCGTGTTGGTCATGAAAAGACTCGTGTAATCTGATGGCGGCGACTCGATATGACATCTTATGTCGAGGGCGTAAGATATATCAGAATCTAAGCGAATTAGAATATTTTGAAGTTATGGAAGATTTGGCTGTGGAGTACTATAAAACTGGTGATCCACATCCTGGCGATTTAAGCACTCAAAAGTATATGGAGAAAGAATGAAAAAGAAAGGTAATTATGTAGAGACAAATCCCAAAAAGTCTCGTCAAGGAGATGGTCGTAATACAAAATACGCCGCGTCTTCTCGCAATAAAGCACGTAAAGCATCTAGAGGTCAAGGAAAAGGATGAGTCAACTTATTGTAAATCTACCAGCAGAAAAAGTCTGGGTTCGAAAGGAATACCTTCGGGATTTACAAGATGGGTTTGAAGAATTTGTAGAGGGCGTCTGGGTATCGGCTAAGTCGATTCCTGGGCGTGCTTTTTATTTTGAGACTTATCTTCCAGAGTATGGTGCAATGTATGATAAATTGCCAATTTCTGCATTTGTATCAAGACCAGAGACTCCTACACCAGATTTAGATCTACCAAATTTACAGTTTTGGAACTGTATGGATTACGGTGTTACTAATATTTGTAAGCAATTTACTGCTTCTATGGATTGGGAGATTCGAACTAGGCATTTTGGATGTATGAAAGGTCAATATATCTGCACTTTAGATAATTATCATGCAGATTGTGACATGATTGATTATTCTACAAGTGAAATTCCTGAGGAACATAAGTCATTCAATCTCATATCACTTGAAAATGGTCAGTTTGCATTATATCCGAACAATAGGTGTAGGATATATGATGTCAGTTTAACTCCTCAAGAACCAAAAAAACCCGATTTTAAGGTTTCTACAAAGTATTATGAATGTGAAAGAGGGTTTAACTGGGGAAGATTGGGAGATACTGATGAATATTTCTGGTCAACACCTGAAGAACGCATAAATGAACTTGAAACCTAAAAAAATAAATAGAAATAAGGGATAGCAACCCCTCTAAAAGTTCTGATTTTTCATAAATCAGGAGCTAAAATGGGACAATCACCTGTAGATAGGAACCGAGATTACATGAGAAAGATGTGGGGAACTACTCATCTCACTACAGATTATGAAAGTTTACCTCAAAAAAGAGTTATTCAAGAAATAATGCATGATCATGCACCAAAGCATGACTTTAAAAAGCAGACAGAACTTCATGAAAAGATTCGTAATGATGAAGATTACGATGATTGGGAATATGGAACTGAGCCTACATATGGAACTTTGATTGATTGAACATAAATAAAGAAAAATCTACTGCTCAATGGCAATAACTCGGATATCGAGAGCATTTAAAGACATTAGTTTATCTTTTGATCCACATCCAGTCACTAAAGATTTACCTATTTTAACAAACGAGAGAGCAATTATTCGATCGATTCGCAATCTTGTCGAAACAATCCCCAATGAAAGGTTTTTTAACCCTGATTTGGGGTCAAATGTGAGATCTAGTTTGTTTGATTTTATTGATTTGGCAACTGCATCTAGTATCCGCGATCAAATTCTAAATGTAATTGAAAATTATGAGCCAAGAGTTAACGATGTTGATGTTGAAGTGAATCCAAATCCAGATTCAAATGAATTTGAAATAAGAGTAGTTTTCAATATTATTGGTCAACAGACTCCTACACAAGAATTTACGTTCATATTAGAGGCAACAAGGTAAAAAAATGCCGTTTACTAAGTATACAAACCTAGATTTTGACCAAATAAAGACTTCTATCAAAGATTATCTTCGTGCAAATTCAAATTTCACGGATTTTGACTTTGAAGGGTCTAATTTTTCCATTTTAATTGATACTCTAGCTTATAATACGTATATTACAGCGTTTAATTCAAATTTAATTGTAAATGAATCGTTCTTAGATTCTGCAACAGTTAGAGAAAATGTGGTTTCTTTGGCAAGAAATATTGGATATGTTCCATATTCAAGAAAATCTTCAACAGCAAGTATTTCATTTACTGCAAATGTAGGTAATAGTCTAACTACAACATTAACTTTAAAGGCTGGATTAGTTTGTGTTGGATCTGTAAGTGGATCTTCATATGTTTTTTCAATTCCAGAGAATGTTACAGCAACTGTATCCAATAAAATTGCAACATTTAATAATTTAAATATCAAAGAAGGAACGTTTTTAAAAAAAACTTTTACATTTGATGGTTCAGTAAATCAAAAATTTATCTTAGATAATTCTTTTATTGATACTGAATCGATAAGGGTTCATGTTGATGGAAATTTATATACTCTTTCCGATAATATTTTTAAAATAAATTCATCTTCAGAAATATTTTTAATTCAAGAAGTTCAAGATGAAAAGTATGAACTTTTATTTGGTGATGGTATTTTTGGAAAAAAACCAGTAAACGGTTCTGAAATAGTTGTAACATATATTACAACTGATGGAAAAGAAGGTAACGGTGCAAATTCATTCTCTTTTGCAGGAAGTTTTGAGGATGATTCGAAAAAATCTATACCAGTTACAGTAAATACAATAACAACAAATCAATCGTCTCAGGGTGGTTCAAATATTGAGAGTATAGAATCAATTAAAAATTTTGCTCCTAGATTATATTCTTCTCAGTATAGAGCGGTAACTCCAGGTGATTATGAGACGATCATACAATCCACAGTTTATCCAAATGCAGAATCGGTATCTGTAGTTGGTGGTGAGCAATTAGATCCTCCACAATATGGGAAAGTTTTAATTAGTATAAAACCAAAACAAGGATATTATATTTCAGATTTTGATAAGCAGCAAATAAAAAATAAATTAAAAAGATATTCGGTCTCAGGAATCGATGTCAATATTATTGATACTAAAGTTCTTTATGTCGAAGTAAATTCAACCGTATATTATGATGCAACAAAGAATGGTAATCCAAACGATTTAAAAACAAGAGTTACAAATTCTTTGACTCAGTATTCAAACTCTTCCGAAATTAGATCATTTGGTGGAAGATTTAAGTATAGTAAAGTTTTAAGAGCAATCGACAATACAGATACTTCTATTACATCTAACATAACTACGGTTAGAATGAGAAGAGATTTAAAGATTCAGAATAATCTTTTCGCACAATATGAAATTTGTTTTGGAAATAGATTTCATATAAATCCCTTAGGAAAAAATATAAAATCAACAGGTTTTAAAATTTCCGCAGAGGTAGAAACAGTTTATTTTACAGATACGCCAAATAGTGATCTGAAAACAGGAACAATATCAATCGTTAAGCATCCTCGTGTTATTGTTAATGAAAATGGAGAAAGCGAAACAGTTACTCCTATCATTATAAAATCAGCCGGAACTGTGAATTATGAAAAAGGAGAGATTCTAATTAATGCAATTGCGATTAATTCTACAAATATTGAAAATGATATAATTGAGATTGAAGCAATACCAGAATCAAATGATGTTATAAGTTTGAATGACTTATATTTGTCTTTTGATGTTTCAAAAAGCAATATAAATATCATAAAAGATGTGATTGCATCTGGGGATGATACTTCTGGTGCCATTTTCTCATCAGTAGATTATTATAGATCAAGCTATTCAAATGGAGACTTAACGAGGTCGTAATATGATCAATAAGGGTTTTGATTCTAGAGTAAAAATACAAGAGATTATTGATAGTCAGATACCAGAGTTTATTTTAGACGAAAATCCAAAGTTTTCGGAATTTTTAAAACAGTATTATATTTCTCAAGAATATCAAGGTGGATCTGTAGATATATCTGATAATCTTGATCAATATTTAAAATTAGATAATTTAACTCCGGAAATTATTAGCGATTCAATTTCCTTATCTTCTGATATTGATTCAACACAAACTGAAGTTACTGTATCGAGCACTAAAGGGTTTCCCAAAAAGTATGGATTATTGAAAATTAATGATGAGATAATTACATATACTGGAATTTCAAATAATACATTTACAGGTTGCATTCGTGGATTTAGTGGTGTAACTTCACATCATCAAGATTTAAATAGTGAGGAATTAGTATTTTCAACGTCATTTGCATCAGAACATAGTACAGGTGCGTCTGTTCAGAATTTAAGTTCTTTATTTTTAAAAGAATTTTATAAAAATATAAAATCTTACTTAACTCCAGGAATTGAAAGTAGAGATTTTGTATCTGATTTAAATGCAGGTAATTTTATAAAAGAATCTAAATCACTGTATCAATCTAAAGGAACTGAAGAATCTTTCAGAATTTTATTTAATGTTCTTTTTGGAGAAACTCCCAAAGTAATAGATTTAGAGAAATTTTTAAGTAAACCATCATCAGCTTCATTTCTAAGAAGAGATGTTGTTATTGCTGAAGCAATTAGTGGTAATCCATTAAATCTTGCTGGTCAAACTATTTTCAAAAATAATGATGAGAAAACATCTGCTTCTATATCCGAAGTAGAAACTATTACAAGAAAGGGAAAAAGATATTATAAACTGTTATTATTTGTCGGATTTGATGATTCTTTTCCTCCAACTACAGGAAATTTTAAAATCACTGGAAGCAGCAAAAATATAGAAAAAGTATCGGTAGGAAGTTCAATTATAACTGTCGATACAACAATTGGATTTCCTTCTTCTGGAACTTTAATATCAGGTAATAATGTTATTTCATATGGAAGTAAAAGTGTAAATCAATTTTTAGATTGTTCTGGCGTAAACTACGAAATTCCATCTGCGTCAACAATATCTTCAGATGAAAATTATTTTGGATATGAGGATGGCGATATTTCAAAGAAAGTAGAGTTAAGAGTTACTGGAGTCATATCTGGATTTAAAAAAGGATCAAAAACTTCAATTTCTGAAGTTGGTGAAAAGTTTTCCGTAAAGAATGTTGGGGAAAAAATCAACAACCCGGAAAATATTAATGAAAAATCATATAAACAAATTTTTGCAAATAGCTGGATATACAATACAAGTTCAAGATATTTTATTGATAATGAAAATACAATATTTGATACTCCAACATCAGAAGTTTTTTTAAAAAGTTCTATTGATAAATCGAGCCTAAAATTAAATGATAGGGTAGATGTTTTAGAAAGGGGAGAATCGTCATTAACTATTGCAGAAGATTTAACCGTAGATATTATTAGTGGTCAACAAATAACCTTATCAGATTCTTTTACTTTAGATTCTAGTAAAAAATATGATATTCGTAGGAGAGTTAATTTTGCACAGAGCAATTCTGTAGATTTTGAATACGATTCAATAATATCTGATGTTCAAAATGTTTATAATGAAAATGATGAATATATGTACGTTGCATCAAATTCATTACCATCATATTCTATTGAAAAGTCTATTTTTTCATATAATGCATCAGGATTAAGTAATTTAAATTCAAATACTGCAAAATATTCAAATATAACTTTTTCATCCAAAGTTTCTTTCGTTACAGGAGATGAAATATACTATTCCTATACTGGAAATAATATTCCAGAACTAGAAGAAGGTGTTTATTATGTTGAAGTTTTGCCAGGAAATTTTGAAATAAGGCTATATTTTGCCAGATCAATTGTAGGATCTTCAAATTATATAAAATTTACTGAATTTCCTACAGGAACACATAATTTTATATTATATTCTCAAATCTATAAAAAAATATCCGGTCAAAAATTACTCAGAAAATTCCCACTCCAAGTTAATAATGGCGATGGGGAATCAGATATTACATCTCCAGGAGGAGTTGGATTACTTATAAATGGAGTTGAGATAGAAAGTTATAAGTCTGACGATAAAATTTATTATGGACCAATAGAAAAAGTTAGAGTATTAAATGGTGGATCGGATTATGATGTAATAAATCCACCTTTATTGCAAATTTCAAGTGGAAGTGCTCTTTTACAACCAAATATTAAAGGATCATTAAAAAAAATATTGATAGATCCACAAGAATTTGATATTGATGTTATAGTTTCTGTAGCTTTAACTGGAGGAAATGGTAGAGGAGCTTCTTTTG